GGCACAAACAATGGCTCAAGAGGCATCAGCGAATTTAACAGATGCAAAAACATTAACCGAGGCCACAAAAAACAATCAAAATAAATTTGATTTATCACTCGCAAAAGATGCGAGAACATTCACGTTAGCAGGCATAAAAGCAAGAGCCGAGGAACAACAACAGAACGCACTTTCCGCACTTATTAAAAGAGAAATAGCAGATGCCACAAAAGCGGATACTATTGCAATAAAAGGCGAGGAGTTAAGGCTAAAAAAATCACAGGTTAAAGGTCAAGATTTACTCAACGAAATAAGAGATTTCGAAAAAATATTAAACTCCGCAGGTATTCAAAAAGCCGACCCTTTATACTTCCGCATATTTATGCAGATATTAGGAGCAGACGGTTTAGAGGACTTAAAAAAAATATCAATTAACCCATTAAAAGACTAAAACATGTCTATATTTTCACAAATTCAACTTAACAAACCAAAACGCAACACTTTCGATTTATCGCATGAGCGAAAAATGTCTGCTAGTATGGGATACTTGATCCCAATTAACTTAATGGAATGCGTTCCAGGAGATAGCTTCAAGATAAAGACCGCTCAACTATTACGTTTTGCTCCATTAATTGCACCTGTAATGCATAAAGTAAGCGTATATGTACATTATTTCTTCGTACCTAACAGGATATTATGGCCCAATTGGGAAGATTTTATTACTGGTGGTGAAGACGGTGCCTCAACCGCAGTATTTCCAACGGTAAATTTTACTCAATCAGCAGGAGCATTATTCGATTACTTAGGACTACCTACAGGCCAAACAACAGATACAGAGCAAGTATCTGCTTTACCGCTTCATGCTTACGCAAAAATTTATAATGAATACTACCGAGATCAAAATTTGATTGAAGCATTACCTGATCAGGCAGTAGACGGTATAAACACACAATTTAATTTTCAAGTACAAAAGAGAGCATGGCAACACGATTATTTTACTAGTGCACTACCTTGGACACAAAAAGGAGCCGAGGCGACAATCCCTTTAGGATCAATAGAGCCAAATTATAAAGATACATCTCAATTTATATTTAGCACTGGAGCAATACCAACTAATCCCGATAATGTTACTTATGTGCAAGGTGGGAACATAGAAGGTTCAGGCACTGCAGGACGTATCGAAAACCTAGACACTATGGACGTTGATTCTACGACAATCAACGATTTAAGAAATGCTTTTAGATTACAGGAATGGCTCGAAAGAAACGCCCGAGGCGGTTCAAGATATAACGAGTCCATACTATCACATTTCGGAGTGGTTACATCAGATGCAAGGTTACAAAGACCAGAATTCCTCGGCGGATCTGCAACACCTATAACGATTAGTGAAGTACTACAAACATCAGGTACCGCAGGAGATACAGAATATACACCAACACCACAAGCTAACATGGCAGGACACGGTGTGTCCGTTGGATCTAGTCAATCAATTAAAAAATACTGTGAAGAACATGGATATATTATGGGCATAATGTCTATTATGCCAAAAACCGCATATCAGCAAGGAATACCTAAACACTGGTTAAAAAGAGACAAATTTGACTTTTATTGGCCTTCATTCGCTCACTTAGGTGAACAAGCTATACAGAACAAAGAGATATACATATCAAACGATGGCTTAAACGACGATGTTTTCGGCTATACTCCAAGGTATGCCGAATATAAATACATCCCTTCATCAGTTCACGGAACATTCAAAACCTCATTAGATTTCTGGCACTTAGGCAGAATATTTAGCACACGGCCAGCATTAAACGAGGACTTTATAGAAATGCAAAGCACAGATTGGGAGAGAATCTTTGCAGTGCAAAATTCAGAAACACTATATATTCACGTTCACAACTATGTAAAAGCATCTAGACCGATGCCTTACTTTGGAACACCAAAATTTTAGAAAATGTATAAGAGACGAAAATTCAGATCAAAAAAGCGTTATGGTAAACGCAGAAAATCTAAAACAAAAAAGTATAATAAATATCGTGTCTCCCGTGGAGGCTTACGATTATAAAACGAGAAACTTATGTGCTTAACACCAATGTCAAAAACTAGAGATTACCGCAAAATGAACGAGCGTTATCAAAATGCTACGTTCGTATTTGGATGCGGTCAATGTCCACGTTGTCTATCAAAACGCAAAAATTCATGGGTCTTCAGACTAAAACAAGAGCAAAAAGTCTCTACATCAAGCGCTTTCCTTACCCTCACGTACGCAAATACGCCTACTTCGATGAATGGTTTTCCCACATTAAAAACCAAAGACCTTCAAGACTTCCACAAGAGACTAAGGACACATATAGATAGGAACTACGAAAAAAATAAAATAAGATATTACGCTTGCGGAGAATATGGTACTAGAACATTTAGACCACATTATCACAGTATTATGATGAATCTTCCAAAAGATTACTTAACAAACCCCGAATTAATAGCATCCATATGGGGGCACGGCCACGTTTACGTGGCACCCTCCAATGGAAAAACAATTCAATACGTTGCAAAATATGTAATGAAAAGTAATGAGGATTACAATACAGTATGTACGGACACAGGTTTAATCGTAGATATAGAAAAGGAGTTCTCTCTTATGTCAAAAGGATTAGGAAAAAACTACATGACACCACAAGTCATAAGATGGCACAAGGAAACACTAACAACTTTAGTCGGTTCAGAACACAAAATGTCATTACCAAGATATTACAGAGATAGAATCTTTACAAAAGATGAATTAGAAACGATTTACCAATCAATACAATTTGAGCAAGAGCTCAATTTTGAAAAACTATTTAATAACGATTATAACAACTACGAAACATGGATAAAAGAACAATTTCGAAAACACAAGGTAAAAGCCGAAAAAGAACGTCTAGTCCTATAAAATTTAGAACACAATTCGACCCGAATTATAAGGGTCATGGTGGTACCAGAAACGACAAACCCAGTTTAACTCAGCCCGATATGTCTCTCACTGTCATACAGTTATTACAAAACCATACTAGAGGATTACACTCCGATATTAACGTACGATCAGACGGATATTACGATACAGATATTCCACAGTTTGAAGATATTACCGAATTTTACGAATGGAAAAAACAACTTAGAGACGATTTAAAGGCCGAAAAAGAACGTCTACAGGCCCTAACATCAGAAAAAGAAGAAACGCCCGCAGATAACACCGCAGATAGCTTAATTAAGGATTCTGAACAGAATCCAACAACAAAAAAAGAAAACGAGCCGTAAGGTGATACATTTTTTGGTGTCGCCCAACGGCGTCATTCCGTCGGGATTTAAGACGATGGTTCTCTAAGAACATCGGTGACGAAGGAGCCGAAAGCAATATACAATACTTGATAGTATATTGCTAGTTGACACAGTACTCAAAATCAGATAGTTACAACAACAAAAAAACTCTAGTTTTTTTACAAAAAAAAAGGGAGTGCCCGAACAAGAAAATTTATAGCACATGAGCGCACGTAGTAAGCGAAAAAGCGTTCAATTTTCGACGTGAGACGATCTCCCTACCAACATAGAGATATGCAACTCTCGTTCGCATATCAAAAAAAAGTTGTAACTTTGGTAAGAACCAAAATAAAATAATGTGTCAACAACAACAGTAAAGCCCGTCAAAATAAACGGGCAGAAACAAAACCAGAAAAAACTTAGTGCATCAATAATGCACGCAGTGGAGATTAAAAGCACGTTCGAACTATATGCATACAGATGCATATCACCAGAACAATTTAGCGAAAGGATAGATGAGCTTATTAGCTTATATAAAAAAACCAAAGGTTAAGCACATTTGGTTATTAGGGTCGATAGTGTGGTTACTATCGGCCCTTTCTTGTAAAGTAACAAACACAAATATTAACATGGGATGGATACCCAACTCATACACAAATCAAAATAGTATGCCATTAGGAGCAGGTGCATTAGCAGGAATAGGAGCCGTTGGCTCCATAGCATCAGACTTATTCGGAAACATGGGCTCCGCAAGGGCCCAAAGACGTGCCCAAGAGTGGAATCTACAACAATGGCACCGTCAAAACGCCTATAACTCACCACAGGCACAAATGCAACGATTTAAAGATGCAGGACTCAACCCCAACTTAATTTACGGTAGAGGTAATTCAGGCAATGCAGGGGCAGTAGCACCTGCAAAAGCACCCGATTTCAAATTCAAATCACCTATACAGGATATGGCACGATATGCAGATACATCATTAATACCCTTGCAAAGAGACAATTTAGAGGCACAAACAATGGCTCAAGAGGCATCAGCGAATTTAACAGATGCAAAAACATTAACCGAGGCCACAAAAAACAATCAA